AGAATTATCTCTTGAACTTGGACTGGGCACTGAAGAAAGACCAGATAAGCCAGATGATGATGAAATGGCATCTATTAAGCAACAAATTCGATGGTGGCTTAAAGCAAGAACTACTTATTCTTTGCGGAATAAGAAGATAGTTAAAAAAGTAGGGAACATAAATCCTGATGACCGCATTAGAACATTAGATTCTTATGAATATATCAAGAGCCGTGTCCCTAATAAATACAAAGATTCTAAACAATTTCTGGAGGAAGAGAATGAGTAAATCAGAAAATATGGTTAATAAAAAGTATGTTACTAAGAACAAAGATGGCTTTGATTATCGAACTAGGATGACGGAATGGCTCAGACCTGATGTAAGATGGTTTCCCAGGCAAATGATAGTTAGAAAATATGCTGAACTTCAAGGTTGGGATTGGTGGAAAAGAAGAGTTCCTACTAGACAATGGGTTTCTAATAAAGAGTGGATTAAAAACGAAGCAGAACGAATGGCTATAAAAGGCATTAAGACTAAAATTCGAATCAAAAAGATGATGAAGGGCGGTCAAATGAAAGACTTTGTAGCTCTTTTCATGGAACAGGAGGCGTAATGGGAGATGTATTTGAATCGAAAGTCTCTGAAGAAGAGTACCAGGGACAATTGGACGATGCAAGGAGTGCTCTATCAGACTGTGAGGAAAATCTTCGTGAAGCACGAGAATTAATAATGAAGATTAAATTCTGTGGAAGTCAGTTCATGATAATGAAGTACATTGACAAATATGTTAAAGACTGTCTCGTAAAAGATAGTAGTCAATATTCTAAATTTGGTGATGATGAAGAAGATAAGGAGAAAGAATGATACATATTGAAATGGATAGTCAATCAGTAATAATTACACGCTATAAGGGTATTGTGAATGATAAATACCCATTCAGCATATGTGTTACATCTGGCGCTGATTCAAGTTTAATGATAGATGGAGATTATGAATACTCATATGGCTCTGTCGAATGGAAAGATGAGGCTCCATCTGACCGATTAAAGACTAAGGCTGAGGAAAAGATAAAAGATTTTGTACAAAAGTGGCTTTTTGATAAACCAACGGAGGAAGAAGATGCATCAATATAAAGAAAATGATTGGATTAAAATAGAAGATGAAGATGATTATTTCCAGATTAAGAGTATTGACCTTGATTCTGGATACGTTAGGGTACAAGGGCTAACTGGACATCCATGGACTACTGGAATAAATACTATTGAAAGAGTCATTACACAGGATGAGCTATATGCCTTTTCCAATGAAACCTAAAAATACCTATCGTCCTTTGCCTGATGAGTTGACCATTAAGAAATCTAAAATCAATGGTCTTGGCTTATTCGCAGCAGAGGATATTCCTAAGGGTAAAATATTTGGACCTTCACATCACAATTTAAGGGGCCATGAAGGCTTAGGTCTCATAAGAACACCGCTTGGTGGATTTATAAATCATAGTCCAAAGCCGAATTGTAGAATTACAACTAATTCCTGGTTTAGTGGTTGGTCTATAAAAACAACCAAGAAAATAGCAGAAGGAGAGGAATTAACTCTGAAATATGGAACATATAAAATACTTAATCCGAATGTCTAGAAAATGGAGGAAATATGGAAAGTATGGAAAGACTTATACTATATCTAGTAGTAGGAAATATATGTCTAAATGTTATATTCATATGGTTTCTTATGTCCGCAGCCAATAGTATAGATTCAATGAATGAATGGTTGCATAAGAACGAATGGAAAATTTAAGGTCAAGCAGAAATTGACCACACCCCTAACAACTAACAGGAGAAACTATCCATGGCAAATGTAACAGTAGTTTCCTACCATAATGGTGGGGTTCCACAAGAAATTAGTGGACCATCTCCAGCCGGTATAGCTCAGGATATGGGCTTATCTCTGGACGGAGTTACCATTCATGTAGATTCCAATGAGGCGGAAGCCAACCAGGAACTACGAGATGGAGACCTTGTATCTTTCCAAAAGGATAAGGTTAAATCTGGCGTATAGCCAAACACCCGCTTGCCTAGGGTTATAGGGCATAATTTAGAGCCTGATGTTTAGCAATAGATATCAGGCTCTTCTTATTAGGAGAATATTATGGTTATAGAATTACAAGAAGAGATAAAAGCTTCTCTGTTGGCGACTGTTCCTGCTCTTGGAAGTAGAGAAAGTGGAAAATTAGATTGGAAAAATGGTGAACTGGAAGAACTTGCAGACCGTCAGGCAAAGCTTTTGATTGAAAAGTGTGATTACATTACAGTAGGCAACCATCACACAATTGGAGAAAAGACAATTATGATAAGGTTTGAGAAGATAATCTTAAGGGGAACAAAGAATAATAGATTTTGGGATGTATATTTAATGCTTGATAAAGCATCATCAAGATATCCGCAACTTACTTTCCTTACTTTAAAACCTCAATATCATAGTATGGATGATGACGATAGAAATAAATATAAGATTAGAAATTTCGTTTCAGCTCTTCATCCTCATATATCAAATAGGTCTGGTTGTTTTGGTGAATTTGAAAAGCCGCTAATGGCATTGTTGTCAAGTTTTAATTATGCCGGTGCTATTATGGTGGTACGTAAGTTCCTTGATACTTGGAACAGGGACAGTGCGTTTTGGGATATGAATACAATGAACTCTATGAGATTGATGTATGTACGGAATGCTGAAAGTAGAGAGTTCTTTAAAAAGTTGTCTTTTGCTGAAAGAGTGTTTCTAAAAAGAGAAATCTATGACAATACTGGTAGTTCTGGCAGAGATTTCGATAACTTGGTATCATTTGCTGGAAAAATGAAATGTAATTATAAAGATGGAATTGACTGGACACATTTAGGGCATTTCTATTCTTTGCTTCAACACATTGAACATTTTGCAGATAAATATCTTAGAAATCATGAAGATTTGCGTGATATAAATATGCTATTTAAAGACCCAAGAAGACTTGGTTTTATATGGTATAATATCTCAGCGGATGTTGTAGTCAGGAAAAGACTAATATGGTTTGACTGCAGAATAGAAGACTTTAAGGGTAGACTCAAAAAAGCTCTTCTCAATGAAGTTACTCCAAAGATGCTTTCAGATTATAGCATTCTTTACACAGAATTTAATACTCAAGACGAGAGAGATAGATTTACAGAGAAAATGATGTCTAAGCTGACGATATATTCTGATGTAAGGTATAGAAGAGTTATGTCTGAATTTTCTATGTCCCAAATTAAGATGACTAAGTTACCATTAGAGTTAAAAGATAGATTTTGCACTAAAGAGAATGTCGATAATATATTTAATATTGACTTTCTGTCTCAATTAATGAATGAAGCAAGATTGCAATGTTGTGTTATTGCATTAAGGCGGATTCAAACAAAAGAAAGGAAACTAAGAAATGAAATTGCAACTCTTAGAGGAGACGCTCTCCAAGCTGAACTATTTTCTGAAGAAGTTCCCGGACAAGGAGTGGAGCGGCCCAGCGTGGTACAGCCTCAAAGCTGACAAAGCAGGATTCCCTGTAGAATTTACATTAGAAGATTTCCACCCTCTTGACCTTGGTGGACATTCATCTACAGAGTGGGAAGCTGACGATTTAGCTAAGATACTAAAGAAGAAACTCAGGAATAGCACTTTAAAGAAATGTTATATGGGTTTAATCCATAGCCATCATACCATGGGAGCATTCTTCAGTGGAACTGACACAGATACATTATGTGAAATGGCTCCAATGAAAGGATTCTATCCTAGTCTTATTGTAGCTACTAGTGGTAAAGCACACTTTGCCTTTGGTTTTAGCTATAAAGACCAATATGGCAGGGCTTCATATTATGAAATTGATGAAGATAAAATCAAATCACCAAGAGCCCGTGGTAAGAAAGAATGGGTTGACATAGCTAAAGGACTAGAAACGGCTAATACCACTTCTGTTGTCACTACTAAGTATACTGGATACAATGGTTATAACGGTTGGGGTGGATACCAGGGACAAAGCAATCTCTTTAACCAGAACGATAAGGGAGAATTTGAAATTGGAATGGATGCGAGAAAGAAGGTTCTCCAGACTCCTACATACAAAAAGCTCACGAAAAAGAATTCAGATAAAGCATTTGACTTCTATGAAGAGTATTGTAATGGTAAAATGAGATATATAGAGCTTCAGGTTAATCTTGAAAAGATTGGCATCCCAGATGTATGGGACTTTATAAGGGAGGCTAGACATGCAAGCACAGACGCAGCAATCGAATACGGATACTAGATTCCTTAGAAATAAGGATTTAATTCCCCAGGAAAAGCTTGATGATGTTACAGTAATAGGTTTGGGAGGCATCGGTTCAACCGTTGTCTCCTTACTTGCTATAATGGGCTTTGACTCTATTCTTGGATATGATGATGACATACTTGAAGAACATAATTTATCAACATGTATTTACCCACATAAATATATTGGTAAAAGTAAGGCTTTTGCAGCACAAAAGCTCATGGAAGAGTATTCCTGTCTATCTGTCGGAATTTGTGAAGAACGAAGATGGACCTATAGGGACGGTGTCTTTAAGAATATGATTATATGTCCAGACAATATGGAGGTTAGGCGAGATGTATATGACAAATGGGTAAACCAAAGAGACAGAGGCTTTCTTATTGACCTAAGGATGGATGCTTTAGCAATGGAAATTATTGTAGTAACCAAAGAACATGATTTCTTTGATGAAACTTGGCTGCCGAGTGCAGAGATTGAAGATGCTCCGTGTACAATGAAACACACAATCTTCACCTCAAGCATTGTGGCGGGATTTGGTGTTAACCAGGTGTTTAATGTTCTTGCAAATAAGCCGTATTATGCGTATACTTGGATAGGGCTAATGCCCTTCACACGGAAAACAGAACATCTAATAAAACAAAGAGGTACTAATGACAGTTCCAACAGTTAGTATCCACGGTAAAAACTATGTTATGGTTAAGGATAGAGTTGTCCTTTTCTATAATACAAATCCTCGTGGATGCATAAAAACAAAGATAGTGGACTATAAAGATGGCCACTGGATAGTTAAGGCAACTTGCTATCCCGACCCCCAGGAACTTCCTGAGACATTTTTTACAGGTCATGCACATGAAGTGCAGGGAAGTACACAGATTAACAAAACAAGTGCTTTAGAGAATTGCGAAACTTCGGCTGTAGGTCGTTGTTTAGCAATGGCTGGTTATGGTGCCGAGGAATCATTTGCTTCTGCAGATGAAGTCGCGAACGCTGTTAATCAGCAAAAGTACGATTCTAAATAAGGAGGTGTCTAATGGCACGGTATAGACCAGAAGCAGCAAAAAGCGGAGCAGCAAGTTGGTTAGGATTTCAACCAGCTCAAATAATCGCATATGAAGATAGAAGTGCAGAATTTGATTGGGCTGATTTATTTCTTGACGTAACATTAAAAACAACAAGTCAATATCCTGTAAACTATGCTCTTAAAGGGACTTATGATAGAGAAGATAGTGGAGAGATAAAAGATTCTAGCTTATTAAAGCGGATATATTATCTCCTTGATGCTATTGGATTTAAAGGCGGGCCTAATAAAGAAGGTATATGGGAAGATGAAAACGGTACAGCAATAGGTGATTTGGGTAAATACCTTAATCAAAATTATGTATCGAAAGATGCTTTAGATGGTAATTCAAGTCCATTTTATGTCTATGTATATAAAAGGTTAAATCCTAAAGATAATAAAGCATACACTGAAGTGTGTCCTAAAATTGTTCAGAATACGAACAAAAATCAGGAGGACTTAAAGAGTTACATTAAGTTCATGAAGTCAAAAGGCTATATAAAAGAACATATAGAAGATGGGGGAACAATATCTTCAGAGCCTGTGGCTTCAACACCATTCTAAGTGTATATTGAAGTTGCAATAGGGAGCCCTCGGAAACGGGGGCTTCTTATTAAGGCGGAGGATTTGCCAGATATTCTGGTAACTGATGGTAAGGATAAACCTATATATAGAAGCACTTACCTGTATTATGATGATGCAAAGGATTATATAGAAATAAGCAGAAGCTTAAAGGACTTTCAAGGGGTTCGCGGAATTGACCAGGTTATAGTAGACATAGATAAAGGTCAGAACTCAGATAGTCATACCCAGCAAATTGCACAGGGTGCTATGCTTGATTTATATGAACTAAATGTACAGGATTGCAGTATACAGCCATATTTTAGCGGTACTGGGTATCATTTAGCAATCTCAAATGAAGTCTTTCAGTTTAAACCTACTAAGAATTTACCTTATATTCTTAAAGAAACTATGAAAGGCATCCTTAAGGACATAGATTGCTCCGTATACTCCAGAACTGCTCTTTATAGGGTAGAGCATACCCTTAATGATAAAAGGGGCTTCTATAAGGTACCATTGACTGCTAAGGAGCTATTTAATCAAACCCCTGATTATATTAAGAACTTAGCAGAAAAACGAAGGTTCGACTTCGATTACCCAGTTTTAACAGGTGACGGGGAACTTTCAGGTTCGGTCACTACTCATGTACCTCAAATACGTGAGTTAGAATCGACATTTGAACCAAAGAACATTGTGCCATGCATACAAAAGATATATAACGATGGTCCCTTACCAGGGACAAGAAACAACGGTTTGCTAAGAATGGCATCTCATTTCCTTAGACATGGATTCCCATCGGAAGTAGCTAAAACAGCTTTAATGCATTGGAACAATGATAACCTTGATGAGAATGTAGTCCTGCAAAAAGTAGAAGATACTTATAATAGAGGCTATAGATATGGCTGCAATGATTTTCTATTACATGAATATTGTCAACCAAGATGTGTCTATTATAAACATAAGGATTATCTTACTGAGGTTAAAACAAGTGATGAAATGCAGAAGTCGCTTGAAGAGAGGATGACGGCTAATTATGAAGGAAGATGTATTAGGTTTGATGAATTATTTGGGATATCCGATAAAGACCTTACTGTCTATCCGGGTGAATTGGTAACAATATTCGGACCAACCGGAGCTAACAAGACAACACTAGCTCAAAATATTGTGCTCGGATACGATGCTAAGAACGACATCATTCGGAAGGAACTGCAAATCCCAACTTTATATTTATCGCTGGAACTAACGGACTGGTACACTCATAAGCGACATCTTCAGATAGTAAGCGGTATGAAGAAGAAACAAATAGAAACAAACTTTAAGGAGATATATAAATTCCATAAAGATGATGTGAGTCACATTGTAGTACAGACTGTCTCCCCCACAGTAGAGAAGATAAAAGAGATGGTCAGAAGTGTGCAGCCAAGGTGCGTAGTAGTAGACTATATTGACTTGGTAGAACCCCCTAAACACATACGCGGAGAGTATGAGAGTATCAGATACATAAGCCATTCATTAGCAAGCCTTGCTGTGAATATGGATTTGATAATTATCCAACTTTCCCAAACAAGCCGTACCTACTCAAGAGATGAGGTACTCGACCTATATGCAGGCAAAGGCTCAGGAGCTATTGAAAATGCTTCCAGAAAAGTGCTTGGTATATCAGGTAACGCGAAAAGAAAAGACAGAAAAGTTGAATTATTCAAGAATACTGATGGTGAACTGTTTGATGTTGAACTTGAATGGCAACCTAACTTTAGGTTAATGCGAGCAGATGCAATTATCAGAGAATCGCAGGAAACTAATAGGATAAGGATGGTAAAATGACACGTCTTTTAAAGATACATCTCTGGAAATATGGATTCCAGATATTTTTCCTATTTATATTCGGAATCGGCGGGATGTATGAGATAGATAAACATGGTGATTACTTCCAGGTAACAGTTAATATATGGAAGTTCACCGTAACATTACAACTAGGAACAGCAGAACATGAACAG